TTCACAGATGATGAACTACAATCACTACAAGCGTTACAAACAAGTTATCAAGAAAAACAGGCTGAATTAGGACAACTAGCTGTTCAAAAGATTTTATCAAATCAAAGAGCAGAAGCCCTTGAAGTTCGTAAAGTAGAAATAGAACAAGAATATCAAGCAGTTCAACAAGAAGAACGTGATTTAGTTGCAAAATTGAATGAAAAGTACGGGCCTGGTCAACTTGACCCAGCTACAGGTGTATTTACACCAACCACTTAACATTTTTATTTAAAAAATAGTCTTAAATCTTTACTTTGGAAGAGTTACCTTATACTTATAATAGTATAGTGTTTTCGCTTACATATAAAAATATAAGATTTTAGGAGAAAAAATATGGCAGAACGAATCGTCTCACCTGGTGTTTTTACACGAGAAAGAGATTTATCATTTTTACCTCAAGCAATAGGTGAAATTGGTGCAGCAATCATCGGTCCAACTAAGAAAGGACCAGCGTTCACTCCAACACAAGTAACTTCATTTCAAGAATTTGAAGCAATATTCGGAGGAACAGACACAAAATTTTACGTACCACACACAGCAGAACAATATTTGAGAAGTGCTGGGGTAGTAACAATAGTAAGAGTTTTAGGATTAAACGGATATCAAGCTGATACTATTAACCTTGTAGCATACGGAGGAAATCTTGTACATACAACACCAGCTACAACTTCATTAGCAATATTAGCACCTTCACGAGGAGCAACAAATGGTACTGGTGATTTAACCGCAACTAACGTAACCGCAGGTGGAACTTGGAGTGAGTTTGTATTAAATGTTACTGGTAGTGATGTAGCAAATGAAGCATATACCTTATCATTTAGTACAAGTAGCGCTACTTTTGTAGATAAAGTTATCAGTTCAGATGCGCAATCTGAAAAAGCTGGTACAAACGATTCATCTGTTTATGTGTATAAAGTATTTGGAGAATCATCACATGCTAAATTTGGTAGAGGTGTAATGCCAGACAACGCAGTAGATGCAGTAGCTGCTGCAGCTAATACAGTTAATACATTTACTGTTGCATCAGCATCTGTTGTCAATACAGCAAATGGATTAGATTTTACAGGTGGTGTAAATACTGTAAACGGAAAAGGACAAGATGATACATTAAGTACTTGGACAGGAAATAAAGCATTTCAATCAGCAAGAACACCATATCTACAATCACAATTAATCAATAGTACAAGATATGAGTTGTTCAGAGTTTATACTCGTTCACACGGTACAGATATGAACTCAAGCTATAAGATTAATATTTTAAATGTTAAAGATGCTGATGACGTAGCAGGTTCAGATTACGGTACATTCTCAGTACAAGTAAGAGTACATAATCCAAATGAAACTGATGATGATAATATAGTAGAAACATTTGATGGATTAACACTTGACCCAACATCAAGAAACTATTTCGCTAAGAAAATTGGTGATAGATATGTTGTATCAGATTCAAACGGTAAATTAACATATTATGGTGATTATCCAAACTTGAGTAAACACATTCGAGTAGGTGATTATGGTAGAATGGAAGAAGATGGAATATTTAAATATCCAAAGAATGTTGTTCCAATGGGACACTCGTCAGTATATAATACTGTTCCTGGTACTACAAATATACCTTCAGCATCATTTAATACTTTACAAGTTGATAGTAATGGTAACTTTAGTGAAACTTTATATTATGGATTTGATTTTAGTAGCGTTGATAATAGACAATACTTAGGTCCAATTCCAAATGCAGGTTCAGCTGGTAATAACATAACAATGTCTCTTGAAGATTTTTATGGACATACAGACGCAAGTACATTAGGTAGTACATATTCAGACGGAACTGAAAAAATTACTCTAGCATTATCAAATATAGCTCAGAGAAAGTTTACAGTACCAATGCAATGGGGATTTGATGGAGTTAACCCAGGAACACCTGTACATACAGGAGCAAATATAGCTTCTGATGGAACAAACACACAGGGATTTGACTTATCAACATCAACATCTAACGGAACAGTTGAATATAAACGAGCAATCAATACTGTTAGTAATCCTGATGAGTTTGATATTAATTTGTTAGCAATTCCAGGTGTTATTCACGGATTACACTCTGCAGTAACAAATCACGCAATATCAAAGATAGAATCTCGAGCAGATGCTTTGTATATTATGGATGCAACAGCGTATGGAGATAGTGTTGATACTATGAAAACTGCAATCAAGACACTTGATACAAATTATGCAGCTACATATTATCCTTGGGTTAAGATTATAGACCCTGGTACAGACAGACCAATTTGGGTACCACCTTCAGTAGTGTTACCAGGTGTAATTGCTTACACAGACCAAGTAGCTCACGAATGGTTTGCGCCAGCAGGTCTAAATCGCGGAGGTTTAACAACTGTAACAGAAGCAAAAACGAGATTGACTCATGCTGAACGTGATGAGTTGTATGAGAACAGAATCAATCCAATTGCTTCTTTCCCAGGTCAAGGTGTAGTAGTATTCGGACAGAAAACACTACAATCTAAACCATCAGCATTAGATAGAATCAATGTTCGTAGATTGTTGATTGCATTAAGAAAGTTCATCGCAAGTACTTCAAGATACTTAGTATTTGAACAAAATTCAGCAGCAACAAGAAATCGTTTCTTGAATGTTGTGAATCCTTATCTTAATCAAGTTCAACAAAACAGTGGTTTAAGTGCATTTAGAGTTGTAATGGATGATTCTAACAACACACCAGATGTTGTAGATAGAAATCAATTAGTTGGTCAGATATTTATTCAACCAACAAGAACAGCAGAATTTATTGTTCTTGATTTCGTAGTACAACCTACAGGAGCTACATTTCCTGAGTAAGTTTGACTTATAAAGTAGATGTAATATATAATGAAAAGCCTCAATTTCGATTGGGGTTTTTCTTTTTTACTTAAAATTTCTTTAATTGATATTTATTTATGAGTACAAATAAAAGACTTTTAGGTCAATAGGAGAATAACGAATGGCTACTTTAGACCCTTCAGAAATTATGTTCACACCGTTTGAACCGAAAACAAAAAATCGGTTTATTATGTATATTGAAGGTGTACCAGCATATTTAATAAAAACAGCGAACAGACCACAAATTCAGTTCGAAGAGATAGTTTTAGACCATATTAATGTAAAACGTTACATTAAAGGTAAAGGTGCATGGCAACCAATTGAAGTTACATTATATGACCCTGTAGTTCCATCAGCAGCTCAATCAGTTATGGAATGGGTCAGATTATCACACGAATCAGTAACAGGTCGTGATGGTTATTCAGATTTTTATAAGAAAGATGTTACATTTAATATGTTAGGTCCGGTCGGTGATATAGTTGAAGAATGGAAATTAGTCGGTACCTATATCGAAACTGCAAACTTTGGTGATTTAGATTATGCATCAAGTGACCCTGCAGAAATTAGTTTAACTTTAAAATATGATTACGCAATCTTACAATTCTAATAGGAGAATACAATGAGTGAATGGATAGCAGCAAATTGGGAATATGTTTTAGTTGGTATTTACGCAATAGAAAAAATCGTAAAACTTACACCAACAAAATATGACGATATTTTATTTGATATGGTTCTTAAACCAATCAAGGAAAAATTCGCGCCGTCAAAATAATTTGTTATTACGAACAAAACAGTTATATTTATAATTGGTTATTAAAATTTAATCACGAAGGAGTCATTTATGGCTGAATACAAATTCCCTACAGAGATGGTAGAGTTACCATCTAAAGGGTATTTCTACTTCGAAGGTCACCCACTATCAAGTGGTAAAGTAGAGATAAAATATATGACCGCCAAAGAAGAAGATATTCTTACTTCTCAAAATCTAATACAACAAGGTACAGTAATTGATAAATTATTAGAATCATTAATAGTAGATAAATCAATTAAGATGGATGATTTGTTGATTGGAGATAAAAATGCTATTATGGTAGCAGCTCGTATTCTTGGATACGGAAAAGATTATGATATTGAATATGATGGTATAAAACAGTCAGTAGACTTATCT